ATACTATTCGTCCATATCTTTCATATATTCGTACAGATGTTAAAAAGTATTTTCCCAAAGTTGGATCTACATTCGTTGTTCTTACAGTGGAGGATACTATTCAAGATAAATGTTTAATTGAAACAGTGAATGGTTCTATTGAGTTGCCATTAAAAGATATATCTATTTTACCTAATAATATTACTTTAGAGAATGTTGAGTATGTAAATAATACTCTTACTGGTGGTAGAAAATGGGAAATTAAATGTAATTATCATGCTCAAAATCGTAAGAAATGGGAAGATTCTGATGGAAAGATAGAAGTTTTGCATACAAATTCTCAGTCTTTTTATACTAATGAAGATGTTTCTATTAATAAAGAAATTAGAGTAGCAGTTACTCTATCTGGTTTTCCAGAGTTTAAAGTAGTTCATAATAAAGGACTTACTCAAATTCAAGTTTTTACTACTGGATTTGATAATTTAGAGGAAGCACAAGAATATTGCGATTACTGCAATTCGGAGAAAATCAGAAAAGCATTAATGCTTACTAAATTTAGTGGATGGAGTACTAAGGAAGTCATTAAGAATATTCCATGAAGAATAAACATAATCAAAATGTAGGATCAGATATAGAAAGGTCTGATTTTAGGATTGATTCAACAGGAGAAGTATTTACCCCTATAGAATTATGTAATTTAATGGTAAATCGTATTTCTTCAAATGTATTAAAAGATCCTAAATCTACTTTTATAGATCCTTCAGCAGGTAATGGTAATTTTCTTGTTGCATTAAAAGATAGATTGGAAGAATACCATTCAGAAGAATATGTAGTAAATAATATGCTTTATGCTATAGAATTGATGGAAGATAATCATAAAGAAATGTGTGATCGTTTAGGTGTGTCAGTAGATCATCCACATTACGTTTGTCATGATGCACTTACTTATGACTATAGTTTTGGTGAACCTATAGGGTTAGAGACATTTTTTGACAGTTGATGAACTGTCACACTGTCTTGAAAAGGGGAGTATTTTTTGCTATAATAATAGTATTAATGAGATTTTAATGCAATTACGTTCACATCAGTTAGATTCACTTGTTGCTATGCAGAAGTGTGATAAGGGTCAAATTATCGTGCCTACTGGTGGTGGTAAGACAATGTGCATGATCGAGGATGCACAGTATAGATTCGATATGAATAGCATATCAAAAACTATTGTTGTTGTTGCTCCTCGTATCTTACTTGCAAATCAGTTATCAGCAGATTTTCTTGAGCATATCACAAATGTAGATGTGATGCACGTTCATAGTGGAGAGACTCATCACTTCAGCAGTACAAAAACAGAAGTGATTGAGAACTGGTATCACAATGGTATCAGAAATCAGTTGATCTTTACAACATATCATTCATTACATAGAATTACAGAGTCACTTGATATTGAGATTGATACAATATACTTTGATGAAGCACACAACTCAGTTCAAAAGAACTTTATTGAAGCAGTTGAGTATTGCTCAATGTATGCAAAGAGATCTTACTTCTTTACAGCAACACCCAAGCACTCTCGTACACCTAAGAAAGTTGGTATGAATGATAGTGACATTTTTGGTCAGGTCATTTGTAATGTACCTGCACCTAAGTTAGTTGATGAGGGTCACATTTTGCCACCTAAAGTTGTAGTCAAAAAGATTGATGTTACTGACGATAGCAGATTTGGTTATGAGAAAGATTGTGACCATATCATAGAAACGATTGATGATGTTGATGTTGATAAAGTTTTGATATGTGCCAGATCAACAAAGCAAATCGTAAGTCTAATTGCACTCTCAAAGTTTGTTGATGAGTTAGCATGGAGAGGTTACTCTTACATGTATATTACATCAAAAACTGGTGGTGTGATTGATGGTCAGAAAGTGACAAGAGAAGAGTTCTTCAATGTTCTCAATGCGTGGGGTAAGACAGACAAGAGATTTGTAGTCTTACATCACAGCATACTCTCAGAAGGTATCAATGTCAATGGTCTAGAAGCAGTATTGTTTCTAAGATCAATGGACTACATTGGTATCAGTCAGTCGATTGGTCGAGTCATTCGTAAGGGAGACATCACAAAACAATTTGGTTTAGTATGTATTCCAGTATATGACAAGGTTGGTATCAGTACATCAAAGAAAGTACAGGCAGTTGTTGATACAGTATTCAAAGATGGTCAGCCTGCTATCAGCATAGTTCGTAGTTAACTATGCTATAATATAAACATTATGAGGTAAAACAATGCACGATTCTACACTTGATTTATTTGAAAAAGTTGGTATTGATGCCAACGATATTGAAGCACTAGCATCTTATTATGAAGTCACTTGTGACTATTACATGGAGGAGTTTTTAGGACTAGAGGAATTGATAGATTGAAGGATACAATACTATTCGGAGATTGTAGAAAAACAATTCCAACAATAACTGAACCAGTAAAAATGTGTGTTACTTCACCACCATATTATGGACTTCGTGACTATGGTGGAGAAGATGACCAGATTGGTATGGAAGAATCACCAGAAAAATATATTGAACAATTAGTTGAAGTATTCCGTAGTGTAAGGGATGTTCTAACTGATGATGGAATATTGTGGGTTAATATTGGAGATACTTATTATAACTATCGTAGTGATGGAAATTATCCAAAACAAACAGTAAGTAAAACAAATCAAGATTTACCCAGTTTTTCCCCAGTTCGTGGGAATAAGTTAGAGGGATATAAAAGTAAGGATTTAATTGGAATCCCTTGGATGTTAGCATTTGCATTAAGAAAAGATGGGTGGTATTTAAGGCAAGATATAATATGGAGTAAACCAAATCCTATGCCAGAAAGTGTAAGAGATAGATGCACCAAATCACATGAATATATTTTCTTATTAAGTAAAAGTAAAAACTATTACTTTGATGTTGATTCAATTAAAGAATCAACTATAGATGGTAAAGGATTAAAAAGAAAAAAAAGTGTATGGAACATTAAGACTAAACCATATAAAGATGCACATTTTGCAGTATATCCACCAGAGTTAATTGAACCTTGTATTATGTCAGGTAGTCAGAAGGGAGATATAATTCTTGATCCGTTCATGGGATCAGGAACTACTGGTATGGTTGCAAAGTCATTAGGTCGTCACTATATTGGTTGTGAGTTACATGAATCTTATGGTAAGTTAATTCAAAACCGAGTATCAGAATACACCATAAACTTGGAGAATTTCGTGTGAATGTGCCAGTTTGTTAGGTTGCACACACATACTTGCATTATTCGTGAATATGGTTTATATTAATAGTGGGGAAACAAACCCACTCAATATAAGACTTTCAAGGTTGTGTTCAGTCACATTTAAGTCGAACTTAAGCAGTTGAGTCGGTTTTGTTTCCTCTCGTCCTTTATTATGATAACTATGGAATTTGAATACGATTTCAAATACAAAAGTGAAGATGAGTACCTTGATTCGTTAATGGAACATAATCAAGAAGATTGGATTGGTGTAAAGGAAACACTTGACCCAGATACAGAAAAATTACTCAAAAAGTTTTAGTTGCTACATATAGTGTGGAATGAGTATATTTGTATCAATCAACTACTAAATTCACTTACGAGGTTTTCATGTCTCAAATCATCCCAGAAAAAAAGAATCTAACAAGATATAGAATAACTTTAGATGTTATGATAGATGAAAACGATTGCCTAAATCCACATATGTGGAATTGGTATAGTTTACTTGAATTACAAGGAAAAGAACAAGTGAATGATGTGTATGTTGAGAACTTAGGAGATTATGGCAAATGGGAGAGCAATAAGTAACCACTCATGTGACAGTTAACAAGGTGTCTATTTTTTGTAGATTTCTTGTTCATCTCCATTATAATAAGAACATAAGCAAATTATTTTATTATGACAGTTACAGTTGACCAAACAAATCAAACATTCCTTAAGAGTTATGTTGATGAGTATTGTAAAGCAATTACTAAGAACTATGCAGATTATCATAATGGTAGAGGTTATGGCATGAGAGAGAATCTTATGAAGTTTGAACCGAGAGTTGGTCGTAACTATTACAAGATCGTTCAATGTGAGTATGATGAGAGAATGGGAGAGTACAGAGATCGTTCAGTTCATTCATTTGTTGGTAAGATCAAGAAAAATTTAGGTAATGTTTATAAAGCAGCATCTTGGAAAGCACCAGCAAAGCATGTAAGATATAGTTTTTGTAACGAGAGAGATTTTAAATTCTTACTTGATTCAAGAAACCTTGACTGGGCAGGTGGTTATCTCTACATGAGATAATCCCCACTTTATGTAAACCAAACTATTCCTTTTTTATTATGCGAAGAAAAAATTATTCGAGAAAACATTTTTATAGTATAACATCTATGATGACTGATGAAGAAATCCATACAGTATGGGAAATAGTTGGTAATGCACTTGATCGTAATGGTTTTGTTGATGCTGATGGGGAACTCTCAATTCGTGTCTATGATGAGACACTTAAAAGAAACGTAAAAGTAATTGATAAATCAATGAGAGATTACTAAGAGAATGATATATCACGCAGTTATTGGAAAATTAAATAATAATGATGCCATTCTTGGATTCGAGGGATTTCATTCAAGAAAAAAATTAGTTCGTATGTATAAAGAATATATCATGGAGGAGTTTAGTACTGATGATAAAAAAATTCAAGTTAGTTATATTCTTTCGTCTAATGCTCCCATAAAATGTAAAGAAATGGTGGAGACGTATGACAGTTAAATTAGTGTCACATAAAGTATTGAATATTCGTATCATATAATTATAATAGGGGTAGTTAAACAAAATTATGAAATTTAATGTAACTGAAGTTGAATTTGATTTTGATGATGATTATGCTAATGGATTCAAACTCACATCTGACGAGGAAATAGAACTTCGTGACCTTGCTCTTGGTGTATGGGAATCAGATGACGAGGATGATTTGATCGAAGAAATCACAGCAGCAAGTGGTTGGTGCATCAAAAAAATTGATTATGAGATTCAACTCAAATAAGTATCAAATGATACACTTTTGCTCCCACCAGGATCGCCTCTAACACCTCTTAAATTAACTCTAGGTACGATAGTAACCCCTCTAAAACTATGAAAAAATGGATTTTGACTGACACTTTTGATTTTTACTCAAAAGATGCAAATTACTGGAATTTCACTGATTTTGATGAAGCAAAAAGAATCGGAGAGAGTTTAGTTAGTACTATAGGAATAGTTTACCTATGGAAGGGTACTAATGGTAATCCAATTAAGTGGATGAAATTCGATTGATGTGACAGTTTAATTAGTGTCACATAAAAACCCTATTCGTATTGAATATGGTCTATTATAATAATATAAACAGATTTCTAAATTATGGATGACATCAAAGGAATGAGAGATCAAGCAGTTGAGATCTCTGAATTAGTTGAAGATACCATATCACACTATTGTAATGAAAATAGAGTGAGTGGTCAACGTGCATGGTTTTTCGTGTCACATCTTGCTAATGCGTATCTATCACAATTTCCAGAGGAGTTAGACTAATGGACAAAGCACTAATTAATGAACTTAAATCTTTTTTAGTTGAGAGATATGTTGACAATATGTCAGAAAAAGATTTAGTTGCGTATGTAACTGACGATCTTGACAGATATTACGAAAAAATGTCAGATACAGAATTTATTGATGAAGCACAAAACTATTGGGAAGATGGTTTTGGGGAAGTTGTTGACGAGATTCAAGACTATATGAAAAGCGATTTCAAAAAAGATAGGAGAGCAGAATAATGAGAACTAATGACACACAATTCAATTATCTATTTGAAAAAATTTATGAGTTAGTTGAACTTGCAGATTTTGATATTGATGATGAGGATTTATTAGAAGCAACTAAATCAGTAATTGATAATCTAGAATTAGATGAAAGATTTTATCATAAGAAGAAAAATGTAACTGATGAGGATTATAGCGAATGTGTTGACCATTTAGTTGATTCAATGTGACAGTTTGATTAGTGTCTATTTTTGATTGAATTTGCATCTTGCTCCATTATAATAGTAGTATAACAAGCAAAGATTTTTATGAACTACAGAATGACTAAAAAGCAAGCAGTTCAACAATTCAGATGGGATTGGTCAGATTTTCTAAAATCTAATCCT